GAGGAGATGAAAATAAGTAACCGTTCCGTTCGCGTTTGGGCAATACCATCATACCATAACATGGATCATCAATTTAATACACCTGATATGGGTCCAAAAGAAAAGGAGCCCTTCTAATGGTTAAGATGTTTGTTTTAATCTGTGTTGTGTGGGTAGAAGGCAGTCGCCATGATGGTGGCGAAACGAAATGTATCATGCACCAAAGTCAGGTGCATTATGCAAACATAGACCAATGTCGTGCCGATATACCTAAAAGTAGATTTTTAATTGAAAAGGGTATCTTTGATAATTTTGGAGAAGAGCCCGTTGATTATACGATAAGTGCAAGTTGTTTTAAAGGGGTTTAATTTTAAATGAATTTAAAAACAAGAGAGGATGCAAAAAAAGAGTTTCAAGAAAAAAGTTTAATCTTGGAATTTAATTTTAAAATAGCATTAAAAGATCTTAGAAACTCTATCACATATCAAAAAACCTGTGTGATTTGTTCAAAAGTAATGAACATAAAAGTAAGTAGTCCCACAGGTAAATTTAAGAAAACTTGTTCTAGCACTTGTAGAGCAAGATATAATAGGAGAAAAAATGGCAGACAAAAGACTAGTAAAGGCTAACGGCCTAGAAGATGCAATCATTGGTGTGGGTAGTCGTATGAATATGCCTGACGTATTAATCTATAGCTACAACAAATGCGTAAAGATCTTTATGGAAAGAGAAGGATGGACACACGAAGAAGCCATTGAGTGGATGGATTTTAACGTAGTCGGTGCATGGGTCGGAGATACTACACCTATCTTTGTACATGAGATACCGTCTGACCAGAAGATAGATGAGTTCTTAGAGGAGCTTGGCTTCGACCAGCCCGCTAACGACAACTAATGTTTAGAATCTTTGGACCACCCGGCACGGGCAAGACAACCACGCTACTGAATATGGTAGACGAACAGCTACAAAAGGGCACAAACCCTAATCACATAGCGTTCCTTGCCTTTACAAAGAAAGCGGCTAACGAGGCAAAAGAAAGAGCCGCCAAGCGTTTCAACCTAGATCCAGACGAAGACCTTTGTTTCTTCAGGACCCTACACTCATTGGCTCTGTCCATGACTGAAATAAGAACAGAACAAGTCATGTCAGGCATACATTATCAGGAGCTGTCCAAGAAGATAGGTATCAGCCTGAGTAAATCGCCGTCACTAGATGCCGAGATACAGGACATACAAAGTAACGATCATCCTATACTTAACACAATCAACTTAGCACGGCTCAAGAAGATAGACGTAAGACAGCTCTACAATGAGACATACATAGAGTATGACTGGAACACAGTTAATTACGTTCATCAGTGCTACAAAGAATACAAGCTCAAGAACAATCTATATGATTTTACAGATATGCTCCAGAGCTTCATTGACAGCGCCGATCAATGCTGTCCCACATTTCAGGTTACATTCCTAGATGAAGCACAGGATCTTAGTCCTTTACAATGGGATATAGCCCACGCCCTTGATAAGAAGTCCAAGTTTATGTTTGCAGCTGGGGACGATGACCAAGCCATATATAGATGGGCCGGAGCTGACGTAGAACATTTCATAGCCTTAGACGGCTCAAGCGAAACTTTGTCGCAGTCGTTCCGCGTACCAAGATCCATACACGCCGTAGCAGAACAGATAGTCGGCAGGATAAAACACAGATACCCAAAGCGCTATCAACCCAAAGACGAGAACGGATCAGTCAAGCACATAGCTCGTATAGATGACATTGATCTGTCTGAAGGGCAGTGGCTCATCATGGCTCAGGCCGGTTACATACTGAACCCAGTCGCTGAGACCCTGAAGTCTCTGGGGTTACTTTATAATCATAAAGGTCACAGATCTATCTCGGCTAGAATATCTTCGGCAGTGAATGGCTGGGAACAGCTTCGTAAGGGACGATCTATTACACTAGAAGCGGCTCGTGACGTCTACAGCTACATGAGCACCGGCACACGGGTCAAGCGTGGGTTTAAGAAGCTGTCTGGACTAGATAGCGACGTATTACTGGACATGAACTTCTTGCAAGAGCAGTGCGGTTTGCTAGTCGGCGATGAGCTAATATGGCACAAGGCGCTCGATAGGTTGCCTGAAGAACAGCGTGTATACATAACAGCGCTGTTGAGACGAGGAGAGAAGTTCAATGCAGAGCCTCGTATTACTGTGTCCACGATACACGGAGCCAAGGGCGGAGAAGCTGACAATGTTATCTTGTTTACAGATTTATCTCCCGCGGCTGACGAGGCTTTTCGTATAGGCAACGACGATGTTCACAGAGTGTTTTACGTTGCAGTCACACGAGCTAAACAAAATCTGTACATCATAGAACCTGAAGATAACAATAGGAGTTACTACATATGAAAACATTTAGAGAAGCAAAAAGAGAACTTGAATCAAGAGTTAGTTCGTTAAACGATACGATTAAATTTTTAAAAAGTAATTCTTATTACGAAGATTATTGTGAAAATTGTCATAATATTATGAAAGTTAATTTAAGACAATATGGAGAAAAACAAAAATTTTGCACTAACAAGTGTAGAAATGAAAAATTTCAAAAAGAAAGATTAAAAAATGAAAATAAAGTACAATAGATTTTACTACAACCCTTTGCCTGACGAAGTGTGTATTAAAGAAAGTCCAGTGCATGGGCATGGTATATTCGCTTCGCAAAACATAAAGAAAAACACGGACCTAGGAGCAACACACATCAAAGTGCCTATGATACTTACATATATTAGAACACCGCTTGGTGGTTTTATTAATCATTCAGAAAAACCAAACTGTATTTTAGATTGCACACAAGACTGGGATGACTACCTTGTATATAATATTATTACGAAACGAGCCATAGCTGAAGGCGAAGAGCTGTTACTAGATTACGAGGTATGATAGTGAGACACCTAGAGTACATGAAGATGAAACTAAAGGAAGAAGAGATGAAAAAGCATGAGCAAGAAGAAGAACTACATTTTTTTGAAGAGAGCATGAAAAGAGTAAACAAAGATATGGTAAACCATCCTGAGCATTACACAAACAGCTCAGTCGAAACCATAGACATGATTGAATCTATCACAGCTGAGGGCTTTCATTATTACCTTGAAGGTAATATACTCAAATACTTAGCGCGTTATAGACACAAAAACGGTATCCAAGATTTAGAGAAAGCACAGTGGTACCTTAACAAACTTATAGAGGTACAACATGACACTTCAGATGGCGATGTTCACACCGAAGTCAGAATGGATTCCACCACACGAACTACCTGACATAACCGGTGCCAACACAATAGCAATAGACGTCGAGACCAGAGACCCTGATATTAAACAGAGCGGCCCCGGATGGCCCACTGGCAACGGCGAGATTGTCGGCTACGCTGTGGCTACCGAATACTGGAAAGGCTACCTACCAATCAAGCATATGGGCGGTGGTAATCTTGATGAGCGTATAGTCAACAACTGGATGAAGAAAGTCTGTGAGTGCCCAGCTGATAAGATCATGCACAATGCACAATACGATGCCGGTTGGTTACGGCGCACGGGTTTTACAATCAATGGCCGTATCATTGATACTATGGTCATAGCATCGCTACTTGATGAGAACCGATACAGCTTCAGCCTAAACGCTCTAGCCTACGACTACCTTAATAAAACCAAGTCCGAGAAGGGATTGACCGAAGCAGCAGTCGAGTTTGGCGTAGATCCCAAAGGCGAGCTCTGGAAGCTACCGTCCATGTATGTAGGTCCGTATGCTGAGACCGACGCCGAGCTGACATTGGAGCTCTGGAACTGTTTCAAGTCGCTTATGCTACAAGAAGACATACAAACCGTCGTCGATCTGGAGCTGAAAGTCTTGCCGGTCCTGATTGATATGACATGGCGCGGTGTTCGTGTAGATACAGACCGCGTTGAGCGCACCAGAGATTACTTATTAAAAGAAGAAAAGAATGTATACAAGCAGATTAAGGACCTGACTAACGAGAACGTCGAGATATGGGCCGCCGCTTCGCTTGCCAAAGCGTTTGATAGTGTAAGCTTGCCCTATCCCAAGACGGACAAGGGCGCACCGAGCTTTACCAAAGCGTTTCTATCCGAGCACACACACGAGCTACCTAAACTGATCTTGCGCTGTCGTGAACTAAACAAGACTCACGGGACATTTATCAGCACCATTATGAAATACACTACGCCCCAAGGGCGCATACACGGGCACATAAATCAGATTAGATCCGACGATGGTGGCACGGTATCAGGGCGAATCAGCATGAACCACCCTAACTTACAGCAGATACCGGCCCGTGATCCACAGCTCGGTCCGATGATTCGTTCCTTATTTTTACCTGAAGAAGGCGAAAAGTGGTGTAGTTTAGATTACTCGCAACAAGAACCACGGATCTTGGTGCATTATGCTAACGCTTACGGCAGATCATTAGGCAATGAACTCAAGTCAGTTAACGAATTTGTTCAAGGCTACGTTACAAATCCCGATATGGACTTCCATACGATGGTTGCAGAGATGGCAAAGATACCAAGAAAGCAAGCCAAGACTATCAATCTGGGCCTGATTTACGGTATGGGCGTCAATAAACTGTCCGATCAACTCGATATAGGCGTCGATGAAGCCAAAGATCTTATCAAGCAGTACCACGAGCGCGTGCCATTTGTTAAGTTTTTGATGAATGGCGTGATGAATAAGCTCAATGGACGCGAAAGTTCAGGGTCAATACGGTCCATTTTGGGCAGAAAGTGCAGATTTAACCTATGGGAGCCTGATAGTTTTGCTTTAAACAAAGCGCTACCGTACAAAGAAGCTGTAAATGAGTATGGTCCGACTACGAAACTGAAGCGAGCGTACACATACAAGGCGCTCAACCGGCTGATACAAGCCTCAGCGGCTGATATGACCAAGCAAGCTATGGTCAACATACACGAAAAAGGCATTATTCCGTTGATACAGATACACGATGAGGTTGCTTTTTCATCAAACAGCCAAGAAAAAATAAAAATGGTTGCAAATATTATGGAAAGTGCCGTACCATTAAGTGTCCCTAGTAAGGTGGACATAGAAGTGGGGCCTTCATGGGGCGAAACTAAAAGTAGTTCCTCCTTAGAAGCACCCCCAGTAACTCGCGTTGGGGGTGCTGATGAGTGAAGAACGATTTGAAGACTGTCCAATAGCCGTAAACGAGAAGGATTACGAGCGTCATGTACCAGTTCCGTACTATAATTTCTATGTAAACGCCTTAAATTCACACAAACGAAGTGAAATTATCAGTCCGAACGGCGTAGACGCCGAATATGGCGCCTACCGTAAAAGAAAAAAGGCTCAGGAATAAACCTGAGCCTCTATGATGCGTTTGGCAACTTGAATTTTACAAAATAAATCCTTAAAATACAAGCTTTTTCTTGAAATATCATATAAAATCGCATAATATCCTACAAAAGGAGATAATTATGGATACAACCAAGTGGAAAAGTGTTCTTGTACCGATAGATGTCTACGAAAAGATCAAGCAATCTGCTAAAAAAGAAGGCCGGACAATAGGCGGCCAGCTCAGATACATATACTCACAGTATAAATCTGAAGAGCAGCAGAGAGTTGAAGAGTTCGTTGAAGCTAATATGAAGCGAATCAACCAAGTTTCTAAGTAACTCGTTCTTTATTTTGTATGATACTCGATACCTGAACACCTAAGTTATATAACGCGTCTGTCATGGGCCCATCAGATGCCTTTTTACCCCTACTAGATACAAATACCTCAACCGCCTCGTTAGTTTC